AACTCACAAGGTCAATGGTTCCAAACTTTAGGAACTAAAATGCAGAAATTAAGCAACTTGATCCACCAGAAAACTCTACGTGGAGGTGCTAACTTCATGATCTTGTCTCCAAGTGTAGCTACTGTTTTAGAATCAATCCCAGGATTTGCTTCTACTTCAGACGGTGATGCTGCTAAAGCTAAATATGCGTTTGGTATTCAGAAAGCTGGTCAGTTAAACAACCGCTATGACGTTTACAAAAACCCATATATGAACGAGAATGTGATCTTAATGGGTTACAGAGGTGGTCAGTTCCTAGAAGCAGGTGCTGTATTTGCCCCATACATCCCATTGATCATGACTCCATTGGTATATGACCCAGATACTTTCGTACCAAGAAAAGGTCTATTGACTAGATACGCGAAGAAAATGGTTCGTCCGGAATTTTACGGAAAAATCTATGTTAGTGGATTGAACACTATCTAATAGATACAAAACCAACAAGAAGAAGAGCCACCAAAAGTGGCTCTTTCTTTTTTCTATTTTATTTAATACCATATATATAATAAAACAATGGAAGTTACAGACAATCAACCCCCAAAGAGAAAACCAAAAGGTCCAATCAAGTTTAATATTCAACTTAACGAAGAACAAAAACAAGCCAAAGATATTATTATAGATAATCCTATAACAGTATTAAGAGGTCAAGCGGGTTCAGGAAAAACTTTAGTTGCCTGTCAGGTAGCTTTAGATATGTTATTTAAAAGAGATATCGAGAAAATTGTTATCACAAGACCTACAGTAGCTAAAGAAGAAATAGGTTTCCTACCAGGAAACATGAAAGACAAATTAGATCCTTGGTTAGCACCAATTTACGCAAATCTTTATATGTTATATAATAAAGAAAAAATAAATAAATTATTAGAAGAAGGTGTTATCGAAATCTTGCCTTTTGCTTTTATGAGGGGAAGAACATTAGTTGATACTTTTGTCATTGTTGATGAAGCACAAAACGTGACCCACACTCAAATGGAAATGGTCATTGGTCGTTTAGGTATGAACTCTAAAATGGTAATATGTGGAGACGTATCCCAAATTGACTTAAAAAGTAAAAAAGAATCTGGTTTTGGATTTTTAAACACAGTAGAGGCAAATGTTAAAGGTTTTAAAATATTTACATTAAAACAAAATCATAGACATCCTATTGTCCCTCCAATTTTAGAAATTTATAAAAATTATAACGATTAAATGAAAAATTCTCATATAACTATATCTCTTGTATTAGCGATCATATTAGGAATATTTATAGGTTCCACGTTTAAAGGGTGTACTCCAGCAGACCCCTGTACAGTCACAACAGATACCGTGATCCTAACTAAAACGCGTATAGACACTGTTCTTCTAGAAAGAAAACCTACAATAACTAAAGGAGGAAATGTAAAAATTGATACATCAAAACCCATATCTAATATACCTTGTGATACAGCTTATTTCACTCAAGAGTACAAGGATACACTTATAGAAGGTACTCTATCAGCTGTAGTTAAAGGAGAATTATTATCCACAGAACTAAATTATACTCCAAAATTCCCTAAGTATATCTTTAGAACAGACTCAGTATTTACTACTATTACTAATACTGTAACTAAAACTGAATATAAACAACCTTTTGGTTTAATATTAGGAGGAGGATTTGGAGCATCTCCTTTAGGAGATTTTACAGTTATGCCCCATATAGGTATTCAACTTAAACAACATCTAAATTTTATATATGGATATAATGTAACTAATCAGTCACATGTTATAATGGTTCAAAAAGTATTCCCTCTAAGCAAGTAATACATACGTATAATAAAACCATATGGCTATATTTGGCTCATCTCGTGACATTTCAATGTTTAGAAAAATCAACCGTGAGTTGTTAGGGGATGTTATTACCCAACAATGTGCTGTCTATAAATTTAGGTTAGAGGAAACAAATGTTAATATATATGGAGAGGCCGCTGAAGAAAAGTATTATGAAGGTCCAACCCTAGTTAACTGTCTGATTGAAAGACCAGAACCAGCATATAATGAATCTGATATGGGTCCTGATTATAATCGTCAGGTTAATTTTAGATTCTTTAGGGATGATCTAGTGGATGCTAATTTAGTATTGGAGGTAGGTGATATCTTCTTGTATCAAGAACTATATTTTGAAGTTCATAATGTAGTAGACAATCAGCTATTTGTAGGTAAAGATCCAGATTATCCAAACGAATCCAACCCATTAAATCCAGGCCTAGCAAACTTTGGTACAAGTGTTTCTATCATTTGTTCAACCCACTTAGTACCTGCTGATCGTGTAGGTATTACTAAAGAAAGATACAATGGCTAAGAAAGGAAAAACACCAACACCCAAAACACAACGGGAAATAAGCATATCTCAGCATCAAGCATATGATACCACTAAAGGTAATCCTAATGTTGTAGACCCAACTAATAGAGCAGAGGAATTATCATTTAAAGGTGATACTACAAAACCATTTAGTGTTGGACTAGAAGATATTGATGGGGCAATAATTTATTACTTTGAAAATATTATTCGCCCTACAGTAATACAAAATGGTACAAGAATTCCTGTACCTATAGTTTATGGTTCTCCTGAAAGATGGAAAGCAGTTCAAAAAGATGGTTTCTATAGAGATAAAAAAGGAAAAATTATGATGCCTTTGATTGTCTTTAAACGAACTAATATAGAAAAAAATCGTTCAATAGCTAATAAACTTGACGCTAATAATCCTAATAATTATAAAGTATTTACTAAAGCATACTCCCCTAAAAATGCTTATGATAAATTCAATATTCTGAATAACCGAAAACCACAAAAACAATATTATGCTGTGGTTATGCCTGATTATGTTACTTTAACTTATGAATGCATAGTTTCAACATATTATGTTGAACAGATGAATAAAATAGTTGAAGCCATAAACTATGCTTCAGATTCATATTGGGGAAATCCAGAACAATTTAAGTTTCAAGCTAGAATTGATTCATTTGCTAATACTACTGAATTACCACAAGGTGAACAAAGAGTAGTAAAAACTAATTTCTCTTTACGTTTATATGGATATATTATCCCTGATACTACAAATAAAGAATTATCAGCCCAAAATAAATTCTCAGATAAAACCAAAGTAGTATTTAACTTTGAAACTCAAATTGGACCAGATAGTACTCTCCCAAATTTCTAACATACATATAATAAAATAGTAAATGGCATTAATATTATCAAATAGTGGTATAAACAACACCTCAACAATTGAGGCGGCCCATGTATCACAATCAATAGATGCATTAACTGGGGCAGCCGCTTATGATATAACTATAAGCGGTAGCTTAATTATCACAGGTTCATTATCAATGGATTCTGGAGGTTTAACTGGATCTATACAAGGAACAGCCTCATATGCCAATCAAGCTTTAACAGCATCATATGCTTTAACGGCCTCATTCATACAACAAGCAGAATCAGCCTCATATGCTTTAACTGCCTCATATGTAGAGAATGCTCAAACTGCCTCCTTTACTATTTCATCATCTTATGCTCTTACCTCAACTTCAGCCTCCTACGCGGTAAATTCATCTACCTCTAGTTTAGCTTTAAGTGTAGTAAGTGCCTCTTATGCTGTAACTGCTAGTCACGCAACCACAGCTTTAACCTCTTCATATGCTCTAAATTCAGCTTTAGCAGATTTAGCCACTATAGCAAATTCAGCTTCAATAGCAACCACAGCAACTTCTGCTTCATATGCTGCTACAGCTTCCTTATTATTAGGAACAGTACAAAGCGCCTCATATGCAGCTACTGCTTCTTTGGCTAATACAGCTTCTCTTGCTATATTAGCAGTAAATGCTACTACAGCAACAACAGCAACAACAGCTTCATATGTTTTAAACGCAGTTAGTTCATCTTTTGCTACTTTAGCGGCAACTGCTACTACAGCAACAACAGCAAATTCAGCTAATGTAGCTACAACAGCAATATCAGCAACCTCCGCTACTACAGCAACTTCAGCTTCATATGCTGCTACAGCCTCTTTATTATTAGGAACTGTAGTTAGTGCCTCTTATGCAGTTACAGCTGGTTCAGCAACAACAGCAACAACAGCAACAACAGCAACCTCCGCAACAACTGCTGCAAGTGCTTTAACATCAACTTCAGCATCCTTTGCTTCAACAGCTTTATCTTCCTCTTATGCTGCTACTGCTTCTTTATTATTAGGAAGTGTAGTTAGTGCCTCTTATGCTAGTAAAGCAACAGATGCAGATTATGTTTATGGATATTATCAAGTAAGTTCCTCAGCAGTACCTACAGTCCAAAGTGGCTCAAAATTCCAGATGATAGCGGGAAGTGGTACTATGACATCAGGTTTGTTTACCTCAGCAGCTTTTCCTATATTAGTAGGAAAACATTTAGGAGATACTGCTTTTATAACTGCTAATACTGTTTTAACTAGTTATAGTAATGGCTTAAATATCACTTTAGATAGTTCAACTGGAGTGATAGAAGTAAATAACAATTTAGGATCAGGAACAGCTTATGTAGTATTCACAGGTTTTGTATTATTAACTTAAAAATAAATAAATTATGGAAAAAAAGGTTTTAACAGAAGAAGAAATGAAACAAATTGGAAGTTTACGAACCCAATTTGATGAGTTAGTTTTTAAATTAGGAATGAACGAAGTTCAGCAAATTAATTTAAATGTTCAAAAAGAACAACTAGAAAAAGAATTAAATGAAATTCAACAACACGAACAAAATTTAATTAAAGAAATTGAAACCAAGTATGGTAAAGGAAATATTTCACTAGAAACGGGAGAATTTATCCCTGTTTCTTAACTTTGAAATATCTATGCCATACATATAATAAAACAAATACTAATATAATATGGCAGAAATTTTACTATCACCCGGTGTACTAGCTAGAGAAAATGACCAATCTCAAGTTACTAGCTTACCTATTCAAGCTGGAGCCGCTCTTGTTGGTCCAACTGTAAAAGGTAAAGTAGGAGTACCTAAACTTATTACTACTTATAGTGAGTATCAAGCTTATTTTGGTACTACTTTTAACAGTGGATCAGTGACAAATGCTCAAACATATACTTACTTTACCTCTATTTCAGCTTACAACTATTTCCAAAATGGTGGAACTAGTTTAATTGTAACTAGAGTAGCCTCAGGTTCATATACTCCAGCAGTATCTCAACCTATTTCTTCAAGCGCAGATATTGGTTCATTAAATGCCTTTACTTTAGAAACTCTAAGTGACGGTGAAATTATGAACAGTGTAGGTCCAGAAGATGCTCAAGGTGTATTAGCAAGCGGTTCAAAAGATAATTTAAGATGGGAAATTGTTTCTCCTAATACTTCCTCAGGTACTTTTGGTTTATTGATTAGAAGAGGTAATGATAAAACAAATCTCAAAACTGTTCTAGAAACATGGACTAACTTATCTTTAGATCCTAATTCCTCAAATTACATAGCTAGAATTATTGGTGATCAAACCTTAACTACTCGTAACGCGGGTACAGCTGATATTTATCTACAACCATCTGGTTCATATCGTAACTCTTCTCGCTATGTGAGAGTAAGCAATGTGGCTTTGACTACTGTAGATTATCTTGATAGTAATGGTGATGTTAGAATTAATGCCTATACTTCTTCTATTCCAATTGCACAAAGTGGTGCTTTTGAAAATGCCACTGGTAATATCGGAGGAAATAACAAATATTATCAAGATATTACTAATGTTAATTCACAAGGTTTAGTAGGAACCAATTATACTGATGTATTTAATTTATTAGCTAATAGAGATGAATACAGATACAACATTATCTCAGCTCCTGGTTTGATTAATGCTTTTGCAGGTCATTCAACAGTATTAAGTACTTTGATTTCAAATATTGAAAATAGAGGAGATGCTATTGCTCCTATCGATTTAGTAGGATATGGTTCCTCAATCGGTGCAGTAACTAGTCAAGCTGCTTCTCGTGATACTTCATATGCTGCTGCTTACTGGCCTTGGTTACAAACAACAGACCCAGACTCAGGTAAAAATGTATGGGTTCCTGCTTCCACTATGGTTCCTGGAGTTTATGCTAATAACGACAGAATTGCTGAGGCATGGTTTGCTCCTGCTGGTATTAATAGAGGTGGATTAGGTCAAGTAATCCAAGCTGAACGTAAATTAATTAACGCAGACAGAGATACTTTATATCAAGGAAAAGTAAACCCAATTGCTACATTCCCTAATACAGGTGTGGTAGTATTTGGACAGAAAACATTACAAAAACAAGCATCAGCTCTTGATAGAGTAAATGTTAGAAGATTATTAATTGAGTTAAAATCCTACATTTCTCAAGTAGCAGACAACTTAGTATTTGAACAAAACACTACTGCCACTAGAAATCAATTCCTAGCTCAAGTTAACCCATATCTTGAATCTGTACAACAAAGACAAGGTCTATACGCATTTAGAGTAGTAATGGATGACTCAAATAATACTCCAGATGTGATTGACAGAAATGAGTTAAGAGGTGGTATTTATTTACAACCTACCAAAACCGCTGAATTTGTTTATTTAGACTTTAATGTCCTTCCAACAGGAGTAACATTTGCATAAACTTTGTAAAAATAACATACATATCATAGAACAAATAAATATACTAAAATGGCAGTACTAAACCCAAACGAAATATTCTTTACCGCTTTTGAGCCTAAACTACAAAACCGCTTCATTATGTATATTGACGGAATCCCCGCTTATACAATTAAAGGAATCAGTGGTTTAGGGTTTGCTCAAGATGAAATCAAACTTAACCATATTAATGTTTACCGTAAAGTAAAAGGTAAATTAACCTGGAATGATGTTACTCTAACATTATTTGACCCAATTACTCCTTCAGGTGCTCAAGCTTGTATGGAATGGGTTCGTCTACATCATGAATCAGTAACAGGTAGAAATGGTTATTCTGACTTCTATAAAAAAGATATTACTTTAGACATTCTAGGTCCCGTGGGTGATATTGTTTCTGAATGGGTTATAAAAGGGGCTTTCATTAAGAACTTTGCCCAAGGTGATTTTTCATGGGACAATGAATCAGTAGCTCAAAACTTGACTCTAACTTTAGGAATGGATTACTGTATCCTGAACTTCTAATTTGGCTTTTTAAACAATTATTATTATATTTAAAATAAACAAATAACTATGAAACTAAATCAACTAAGACAATTAATCAGAGAAGAAATCTCTAAAACATTACATGAAGGAAAAGTCACTGACGAGATGATTAAACGATATTGGAATATAATGGTTGAT